ACACCAATGGGTGTATCCTTAGTGGTACCGTGCAAGGTCTCATACATCTGGCCCTCAAACGGTGTCCCATCAGCATTAACGCCAGAAACATCTATCAAACGTCTGATTTCCATAGTCACCATCCTACTACATGATCACTGCCATGTAAATATAAAAGGCGGCCCCCTAAAGGACCGCCTCGCTACAGCTATCTCACGATTGCCTCTTAAACACCAGCAGAGGCTCCCATGAACTTGTACTTGTTCGAGAAGAACGTACCACGCATCACCGACTTGTAAACCTTGTTACCAGTGATGAAATCGCCTTCGCTCTCCAGTGTAGGGCGCTTCTTCCAGTAACCACGAAGATCGTAGTTCTCGAAAAGCACATACCAAGCGTCTTGGTCAGTCAGATATGGGTTCAGATAAACCTTCCAATCATTGACCAAACCATTCTTGGGGTTAAGCGGATTCATGGCATTGACGCCAGAAGCGGGTACGCCAGCAGCGACATAGCCCTTATCAGCATCAGTATACATGAACACGCGATTCTCAGCTTTAAGAATCTCGTTAATCACCCAACGATTCGAGGGATGGCATACAATACCAACCGGACGAACCGGCCGGATGAAGCCATTCTCGCCAACAAGGGTATCGCCATACGAGAACGCAGCCTGGATAGTAGTGGTCGAAAGATCACCAGTAAACAGGTTGTTGATCGTAGCGCCGCCCTTGAGGGTCGCATGGTTGTTGGCGAAGAGGGCAAGGCCATCCTCACCAGTCACGGTCGAGAAACCACCATCGAGCACAGAGGCCGCAAGGAACTCGGTGCGCTCGATCATGGAATCGGCAAGAGAACCAGGAATCTGCTTCCACTTACCGTGGAGCTCGTCCTGAATCATCTCCTCAGTTACCTGAGCGCCGAGACCAAACTTGCGATAAGTGCGAGTTATCTTGTTGCCCTCGCTGGGCACATCAAACTCAACACCCATGCCTTCGCCGATCTCCCGCGGGAGACCAAGCTCAGAGATGGTGGCCTCAGTGTAGTCGCTACCACGAGGGGCATCCTCTTCCTTGAAGATGGCCGTGTAGTACTTCTGCCGCCTACGAAGCTGGTTATAGAACATCTTATCGATGGTCTTATCAAGCTGTAGGGGGAAGGCTTTTGTATTACCAATCATGATCCTCTACTCCTTTCCCTTACGCCAACCAGTCGTAGCCAATGCAATTGAAATAACCCGAACGATCCGGGGTTGGCTCAATTACCTTGACCATCATCTGGGTCACATTGGCCTGATCAAGATCAAGCCCAGCCGTTAGACCATACTTGGTACCAGCAACCGGAGCCGAACCGTTACCAAGTTTGATGGTGAAAACCACGTTAGGCATAGCAGGAATCACTTCCACGAAACCGCCAGCCGCAACAGTACCCATCGCCACACCAAAGGGACGATCCGTATTAGTGCCACCAGCCTTAGCAACGACCTTATTTGCATCGCCACCGGCTCCGAGCTTAACAGGCATACCCTTCGTCACGCCACCAGTACCCACAGGATACCTGAGTACGGGCGGAACCGACGTAGGGGACGTCAAGCACTTAGCAAACTCCCAAGCCATACGCTTCCTCCGTTATTCTGTGAGGTACTGGCCACGAAGCAACGCTTCAACCAACGCCTTCACACTATGCATCAAACGCCCGAACGCCAGCAGCCTCAGCAGTCTCACGAATCGAGTTACGCTGCTGCTCGTCCAAACGAGTACGCCGTTCATCACGCTCAGCCATCAAGCGCTTCCGATTCTCATCGGTAGTCACCATCAGGTACTCTTTAGGAGCACCAATAGTGCCATGCTCAAAATGGCCCTCCACATTACGCATCTTTGCGTCAAGCATATGCTTTGGCGTAGCCATCACATATCCCTTGCGCTCCCAGTAGCCAACACGGTCTTCTCGCACTAGGCGGGTCTGTAGACCAGGTTTAGCCACATTCCCAAAAGCAATGTCAGTCGGACTGGCATACGCACTCTGGGAGACTTGAAGTGTCTTATTGATCTCAGACCACTCAGGGTCATCCTCAGCAAGCCTCTTCTTGATCTCAAGCGTCTGCTGATACTTAATAAGTGTCAGCTTCGACAGCTTCTTCAAAACATCTTCGCTAAGCTCAGGAGATTCCTCAGTAAAGAATACCTGATCTCCTGCCTCATCCCATGCTACAACATCCTCTGGCTTTGTACTAGCAACAACGAACCTGCGCTCGGCCGGTTTATCCATATCTTTCCTCTTTCCTCGCTTCGGTAGCGAATCGTCCATAGTTGAATCGTCGTTCATCTAACTACTCCTTACACCTTATCAAACTCGCCCTCTTCCATAAGCATCTGCACATACTCTTTCAAAGGAATATGGGGGACGCCTTCCATTCTTTGACGAGCTTCTATACGAGCACGCTTCGCAGGGGAGAGGGAGATGACACGAGGGGTGCCCGGAGGGGGAGAGCCGAGCGCGGGGGCCTCAGACTGGCCGCGGGGGGCGGGGGCGGCAGGAGAAGCGGGCGCCCCAGTGCGGCGGGCTATCTCTTCGGCCACCTTCTGCTGGATAATCTCGTCCATATGGCGAGCTTTAACCAGGGCGATAGACCTTTCGTAGACCTCGGGGTCCTTGAGCCGCATTTCCGTGGGGTATCGGTTGACCTCGCTGTCGATTTCCTCACGATACTTGCTGATAAAGTCCTTATCGGGGCTTTTTAACACAGCAATTTCGCGCTGGAGAGCGAGCGATTGCTCCACAATGGTCTGCATGGCCGAACCTACGTATCTATTTGAGAACTCGACCATCGTTTCGTAGGGGTCCTCAAGGTATTTCTGGTTAATACGCTTCTTAAAGTCCTCAAGACTCTCGCCTGGCTGCTGTTGGATCGCAGGAGCAGCTGGAGAACGGGTCTGGGCCTTCTCAAGACGGGTACCGAACTCCTCGAACGAGGACTTTAAGGCCTGACTGGAGTCCGCTTTGGTACGCAATTCCTCATTCTGGGCCTTGAGTGCCTCAAACTCCTTCAAAAGATCGTCCCTGGAGGGGCCAGCACCATCCTCTGGGGTCTCCTGAATCTCAAAATCGTCCTCAAACGGCGACTCTTCCGTATCGAGAACGACGTGGCCGCCCTGTTCCGCGCCCATAGCGGGGCTACAAAGCGCCCATTTCCGTACTATCATACTACCTCCTCGTTGCCTTTGATGGCTTCAATCAAATCAGCAAACATACTCACTATTCTCATATCTTCCTGGTAAGCACCTTGGGCGCGTAAGAGGTCCTCAGTTCCCTTATTAGCGCCCAAGGTCTGCTTAGCTACGGCACCAGATCGCTTAATAGCCACCCCCGGGAGGAACGCCTCCAGGAATCCCGGCTGGTCCACCCATATCGCCCATAGGGGCTCCGCCCATCCCGGGTTGAGCTCCCATCGCGCCAAACTGTCCTTGAGGCGCTCCAGCACCACCTCCCTGTTGAGCCCCACTAGCCGCCTCCTTCTGCTCTTCTATAGCCGTTATTTGTGCCTCTATATCACCTAAGTAAGGTAAGAACTCACTCGGCTGGCCTAATTTCAGGAAATCAACCATGCGCTCCATGATCTTTGTGCGGCCCACAAGGAGCTTTAAGAAGATAGGCTGGAGCATAGGCGGCGTCTGGGGCGACATACCCATCTGAGTAAGCGCCACAACCTGCTGAGTATACTGGTCATATAGGCCAGTAAAGGCGGCATAGTTGTCACGCTTAGCGGCCTCGCTACGAGCCGCATCGGTTGTCTCAATACGGAACTTCACAAGCTGCGGAAGCATCTCAGTCGGCTGGGAAAGTAGGTCACGAATCAGCTCCGCATCATGCTGGTCCGTATTATCCCAGTTGATAAGGTCGATATTTGCAGCCATGAGGATCGCAATCATGCGGCCCATCTCTGCATAATACTCTTCCATAGTATCGAGCTGAGCATTAAGGATGCTGGACGCCTGTTGCATCATCACCATCTGGGCCTGAGCACCGCCGCCAGACTTCAAGGTCTGATCAGCGAAGCCGCTCATGGGGTCATTCGCGCCCGTAATGCGGTCGGCATAATCACGAACAAGCATCTCAGCCTGATACGAAGAGCCGGAAAGGTCAGGGACCGGCAGGACGGTCAGGTCATCCTTCTGGTCTACAAGCCAGAGCTTGCCCGGATAGGCGCGTTCGTCAGCTTTCAGGCCGGAACCCTTGCGCCCTACAAACATATTCATCATGGACCACTTGAGATTGTCGAGTCTCAAGTTATGCAGGGTCTCAGCTTCATCCTGGAGGTACTCACAAGCATGACAAACACCAATGCCGTACAGCCAGCCAGGGATTTCCTGATATGGGACGCGCCCAACCAGGCGCCACCCCAAATTATTCATTTCAATACGGAGTATCGTACCCGTATCTACGTGCAACACCCCTTTAATATCCTCAAGAACGCCGTCGCCATTCACATCCCAGAAGGCGTGGAAGGCATATAGATCGTACAAATCAGTCTCTTTATAGTCGCTCTTAGGACTTCCGCTCAAACCGGAGAGTTCATTGGCCGCCTTTTCAGCGTCAGTGAACTCCTCAATGGCGCCGCCAAGAATATCATCAACATTCTCATAGCGATTGCTAGCCTTACGCTCCATCAATTCAGCATGAGTCAGGCGGAAACGACGAGCGAGCCAAGGAGCCTTCTGCAAATCGGTCCAATAGGGACGGGTGATGAAGTCTTCGATTGGAATAATATGGATGCGCGGGCCGTTATGCAGGACCCGGAAGCTCGGTACACCAGGATTACCAGGACCGGCGTCCTTCAAATAAGTGACCTGTTCATAGTCCCACGAGACTTCATAGAAGTTTGTACCAAGCGATATGGTGTCGTACAAAAATTGTCTGTTAAACTTGTCGAGATGGAGCTCGAACGGGCTCTGGCTCATCTCATTCATCTTGCGCGTAAGCGCATTAACATGGTCACGGTACTGAACATCGGCGGCATCACCGGCCCAGAAAGGGCGCTTCGTTGAGAAATTGGCAATCGCCTTCGAATAAATCGTGTTTACCTTCTGCGCGGTAATGGGTGGGCTTACATTAGCAGAGTTCGGGAACGGATAATCCTTTGTCTTCTGAGCCGGGCGCGCTATACGCTGACGCTTCCACTTACGCACATCTTCAAGGAACTGGGCCGTATCCTCACCCTCTATAACAGCCTGTATCTCTTTTTGAATGTACGAGTTGAACTCGTTTTTGATTTCCTCAGTTGCAAAAATACCCTGAGACTGAACCTCATCAGGAGTATCTGTCATCAATAAATCGGTCTTTCCACGCGCTTGATCGCTCATAACTTCCCCCTCTAATAACCTGTAACCGCATTAGCCCCGTACATAGAGGGGGCATACTGACTATAATAGTCCTCATCAAGATCACCTGCATAGTCCCCGTCGGGCTTTATACTCATCTTCACAGCAATCTTGAGAGCATCTAGTATATCGCGTTTGATTGAGGCAGGAAATGTACGGAGCTCTTCATCAACCATCTCACGCGCTTCGTTGTTAATAAAAAGCATACCCTTTTCTAAGAGCGGTTGCAAGAGATTACGAATGGTAACAATTTTATCTCCAAGCGCATTGACCGGAAGGTAGTTCAACCACTCACCACGACGCGCTTCTTCCGCTCTAATAATAGAAGTAAGGGATTTGAAGCCGGCCTGTTGCTCGACAAAGGTGCCCCGCAACCAGTCATTGAACTGTTTTTTCACCTGGAAGGCCCAGTCGAACCACGTTGTCGTAGGAACATAACCGGCACGTACCAAAAGAAGGAAGTGGCGATCCTTAGCGTCGCGGGCCAAGAGTACCAGTGTTGAGCGCGAAGTTTTTATAGACGCCATTTTCTCAGAACCGGCTGGGTCAATTGCCATAACCACATCACAGCTGGAGACCTTCACCACTTCCTGTGTGTGATTGATAATAATTTCCCAACCACGTGACAGATCATAGTGAAGGTCGAAACCCATCGGGTTATACTTGGCGAACTCGACAGCATTAACCGATACCGGATTATTCTCATAATGGAGTCTATAGGTATCTGGTTTATCTTTAGCGAGTTTGGCAAGCCACTCAACCGAATACTGCTCTGGGAAAATAGATTCATCCATCTCACGAGCTTGTCGATAATAAACCGTCCACTCGCCATCAGGCTTTAACGGGTACTGATCTCGAATAGCATCCCAAAAACCTTCCTGAATACGAGCATCACGCATAACACCCTCATAAGGGTCATCTATAGAGTATCGCGTGGCCGATAATATGAGGCGCGAACGCTCAGGGCTTTGGAGTAGAGTACGCTGATTATCGTCAAACCAGTTCTTCTTCTTATACATATCGGCGGTTGCACCGCGGTTCGCGTCCAATTCGTCGTCACCAACGATGTCATCGACCAAGCCTTCATCGACGTGGACGCCCTGCGTCGAGCCACCGGCCGTCATAGCGGTCAAGCTAGGCTCAGGCATGAACTTTGTACGGTTTGGCATCACTGCTTCTGAGTCATTCCAGCGCGTACCGTCTCCGCGCGATGGCACATGGTTAGGGTAACAGGCGGCGTATAGCGGATTAGAGTCAATTATACGTTGAGCGGAATGGAAGAATTGCTGGGCTCGGTCGTAGACGCCAGAGAAAATGGCGATACGGTCGTCGGGGTTCCGCGTAATAGTCCAGGCGGCGGCTCCATGCGTACAGATGGTAGACTTCAAACTAGAGCGCGGGACGAACATGCCGAGACGGGCGCCCGGTAGTATCCCCCGTTGTCGAAAATTGCACATATCAAGGTGCAGTTTTGTGTTTAATCGATCATAAGGACCAGAGTAGGCGGCTATGAGCTTTAGGAAGAACCAGAGATTAACGAGTCCCGCCTGTGCTATCAAGCGTATAAATGTCTCGTTGGCCGGGAAATTGCCCGACTCCATCTCACTAATGATCTGATTGAGAATAAGTTTGGCGTCAGGCTGTGAAAAGATTGGCGCATCTTTATGAGGAATGATCTCGAACTCAGGTTGGAACGAAGCGAGCGGTCTATTCATCCGTCGTAATCTCGATTTGTTCTACGATTTCGCCTTCATGGAGGAGGGCAGAGAGGAAGAAGGCGGCGGCCGCCCGGCGGGGCGAGGCCGCCTGGTAAAGCGAGGGCGTCCGGTAGGGGGAGTCCGGGGCGAGGGAGCACCCCGGATACGCCCCAGCGCACACCTGGAACGTCTTTAAGGTTTGATTGTTACATCGACGCACTGCGGAATCCTGTTAAGATTTTTGCTCACCTGTGGCCCCCATTTGGCATAGGGTATGTCGCCGCATACTTCTATCAGCGTTTTGTATGCAACCCTTTGGCCGGCAAAAATAGACAGCGGATAAGAATTATCGTTCCCGTTTAAGTCGATAATAACATGATGCGCTGGCGCATCCCGACTAACAGTTGGTGCCGCATGCTCATCGTACCAGCGATCTAAGGTAGGCGAGGTAGGCTTTCGTCGCAATTCGAGCGTGATACGAATACCCAGGAGTAAAGCTGCTCGGTAAGGAGCGCGCCCCACACTGATCCTCTGGTGGTTGACCCACGTGGTCAGATCGTTGAAATACCTGGTTATCGTCCTCACGTCCGCCATCTTGGTCGGCTCCAGATTGTACCATATCTTTTCTAACAGCCATATCATCATACCGTCCCTCCTTCGTGGAACACGACAGGCTTATCGGCGTTCGGCTCATCAGCCATCATGCGGCGCTCCGAGTCGGTCCAGTCGTCGTATTGGCGCGACGTATACTGGAGCGCAATACCCATCAGGCACTGGAGCTGCTTATGGACACTCAGGTTCATAACCTCGGGCCAATGGTAGTACTTCTGCAATAGCTTATTGATTTGGTCACGCATGCGCCTAATGTCAATACTTAGCTGCATGGCCTCGGCATGAGTAGGGGCATATTTAATGGCCGGCAAATCGGCAGTAAAAAGGTCGAACTTGAGAGTACGGTCGGGCTTGAGACCGGCCAGAGCCTCGCGGATAGAGCTGGCAACCGGCTGGCCTATTTGGTCGTGGTCATGCGTGGGCGTCATAATGGCTCTTGGTCTCCTTCTGGATTGATAACAGTCGAAATACCGCTTGCGGCTTGGTGGTCCATAACCTTATTTATCAGACGTTCAAGCAATTCTATTCGGCTCATGCCTTCTGGGTCTATATCGAGATAGAGCATCGACAAAAGCGTAATCTGCGCCATTATACCTTTAAGAGATTGCTCTAGGTAGCGGGGACGAATAACCGGGCGGCCGGGGAAGAAAGGCCCGCCAGAGGAGAGGGGGCCGCAGGGGGTGCTCAGGTCAGTCATACTTAGACTCATCTTCCTTGTTACCATTGGTAACCGGCGCTGATGATAGGGCGCGCAGCCCGGCCAGCATAGAGTTCATTTGATCGGGCCCGAGAACGAAGGTGTTGTGCTGGGTGGCCTGGAGCGCCTGTACCGTCTTGGGGTGCACATCAGCCATAAGACCGGATACCTCTGAAAGCTGCTGAAGGGCGCGTAGAGCCGTCTGGTCGTTGGTGCTGTTGGCGAGCCCCAAAAGACGCATCACAATGAGGTCCTTGAGCTCGGTCTTATCGGGGGTGCCCATGCGTATAATCTACCATATATGGGCGCAGGGTGCAATAGGTTGCGCCTTAGTTGACAACGCGCCTTTTCCACTCAGGATATATTTGTTCACGAACGAATCTCCAGGCTAACCCATTTTTAATATTACGAATAGCGCTACGTTCAATATTATATTGTTTGGCTATCATCGATATTTGTTCGCCACACTCTAATTTATACAGTATATGTATAACGTCCTCTGGAGTTAGTCGCTGTTTCCAATGTAGCTTTCCTGTCATCCATTCATCAAAGTTGTTAATAATTTGATCTCTGTAATTCTCCGCCCCAGTCCCCCAGGCGAGATTCTCAATAGAAAAATTATTAGGATCGTCATCAAGGTGCCGCAAATACTGGCGCGGACCATCAGGTCGCGGCGTACCATAGGTAAGCATTACAAGATGGTGGCAAAGAATGTACTTACCATCAATACAATAATGAGGGTATTTGCCCTTCTTTACTTTGGATGGCCTTTTATAGATAAAATAACCACCTCTGGTTGGAGCTTTCAAGGTGCCATCCGGCGCCAGTCCATAACGCTCGTGACCTGGAATAGGCTTGAACTGCTTACCTTCGCCTAAATGAAGAGAGGCGGCCCTACGAGCATAGGCGGCTTCAACCCAGGCTAATTTCTTGACTTCTTTGGTAAGGTTCCGGTTGGTTTGGCGCTCCTGGGCTACGGCGGCTTCAAGGCGCACCTGCTCAATTCGCTCAAGTATCTCTGGCGTTAGTTCCATAAGTAATATAGTATAAGGTTATTCCCTTATTGTCAACCGTTTCGGTGATAAAGTTAGACTTAGCCCGCCGCCCGCCAGCGCGTTTTCGGGGGGTGGGTTCTATTATCAGGCCTTATTTGTTAGGCAGCCGAACTATATACGGTATACTTGACTAGAATAGTAAACCATTATGCGATTATACGCGATTATAC